ATTATCAGTGTATGCTTTAACTTGACCATCGTCTTTATCTGCCCAATCCTTTGCTTCTAGTTTATAGTCTTCTGCATCTTCTTTGTATGCAAGTGTAGCTACTTCTGTAGCTGTTAATTGTCCTTTGTTTACTGCATCATTAGCAGCAACACCATCAGCAACACTTTCAACGACTTTACTTTTTGCATCGAATTTACCACTTGCTTGAAGAACCATTCCAGATAGAGCTGTATCCATAGCTTCTTGAGCTACATGGAGAGTCTGGTTTGTAGAGTTATCAAGATCTTGTTCTCGTATTACAGATCCTGGTGCAAAGTCTACTTGAGGTGTTTCACGATTTGAGAGTCTTCTAATAGTAACTTTAGCAGAAGTAGAAGCATTAACTAAAGAGATTGTAGTAGGATTAGTTAAACTATTTACATAAAACAAATCACCAGAAATAATAGTTCCTGCGATGGATAAACCTACACCTTGAACTTTTACACCATCAACAAGAACTTCTAAAATTTCTCCATTAGTAGGATCATAAACAGATTTAACTAATGTATAAATATTATTTGATGAAGTGAGATCAGCATCGTAACTAAATGGGCCTTGTCGTTCTAGTGCTGGCATATTATTATACTATTATAGGTTCTGTCTTTCTTGAGGTTTCTGAGTTAAATCATTAAGTAGTTTTTCTGCACTACTTTGTTTTAATATTTCTGGATGTTTTAATATTTTCATTTCTGTAGCTAAATCTAATAATGATTTGAATTCGGGACTTTCTAAAAAAGTAGCTCCTGCAAGAATTTTATTACTTATCAGCATTTGCTCTACTTCTTCTTTAAGAAGTCTAAGATTTGTTGCACTTGATAATTCTGGTATATTTTTCCAATCAGTATCAGTTTTTAGTGCTTTAACAATTCTATCAAATCTAGGATTATTAAAAGCATGTTTATTATAAAATCCTGCTAATGCTCCATAAGTAAACTGTTGTCTAGCAGTTAAGGGAATGTATTGTCCTGTTCCCGGTACTACGTATTTAGTCCATCTCTTAGGATGTTCCCAATCTATTTTTAGATTTCGGATAAGTACAGAAGTATTAGTCTGTGTAACCTTTCTCACCGAAACAGGAGCAAAGACATTCTCTAAGAATCTTCGTGCCATACCTTCTTCTTTAGCTGAGAATCCTTTAAGATTCCCTTCTAAGTCCATTAGCCAGCAACATCCTCGTTTAATAGGATCATTCTTTCCTTCTTCATTAAGATCACCATCAGGATCAATGATATGTAATTTTCGTTGCCTATCAATCCATAGATTAACTAGTTTGGAAATATAATCTAATTGTTCTACTTTATCTTTAGTTAGTATATTTCCATGTCTATCTCGTATAGATCCTTTGAATTCTTGTTTATTTTTAGGAACTATTCTATGCTTAATTTTAGATTCAGGTAAGAAAGCTTGATTTTGAACTGCTCGTGCTATACCTTTTCGTAGACTTTCATATATTACTGGATTTAACCATTCTACTAAATAGTCATTTATTATTTTAGAAGGATCAGCATAAGGATGATCTAATCCTGGAACATTAAATAGAATTTCTTTTAGTCCTTGAAGAGCCATTTTATCAGTAAAGAACATTCCTGTCTGAAAGAATATCTGTTGCATCAATTCATCCGACTTCTGATCTGCTCCTATAAAATCTCCTGATTCTTCTAAAGCTTCTATTTCTAAAAATAAATCTTCGTACAGTCCTATTAAAGCTCCTGCGGTTACAGGAGTAGTAAGAGGATCGGCTCTTCCAGTAGGAATAGAATGTAATGTACCATCCTGTATATTATTCACAGTTATATCTGGAACCATTCTATTTTCTTCTTGAGCTAAGTCTCTGGTATTTATATCAGGACTATTTAGATTATACTGAACTTTACTATCTCCAACAGTAAAACTGTTATATCCTGCATAACCTAAGTACATTAGCATAGAACCTGAAGTAATCTTAGCTAAATCTTCTTGCATTTGATGAGGATTTTTTGTCCATGCTTTTGCAGCATTCTCATCTGAGACAAATGAATAAGCTAATCTTCCGGCCTTTACTGGCCCTCTTTCCCACATCATTTGTTTTTGTATATTATATAACGTCTTTACAAATGGCATTTTAGAAAGAAGGAATGAAGTAGCTACATTACTTCCTAAATTCTTTATTAAGAAATTCTTAGTTCCCGGTGCTATCGTGGCTTTCCTATTTTTCTCTAACCAATGAAATAAAGTTTCTACACCTTTTTGAGATAAGTCTTCATGAAATAGAGACATCTGTGAATATATTTGGGCAGCTTCATCTATTTCTTCAGGTAAATTTCTTATTATTTCTCTATAAGTAGCTTTTATTTCAGCAGTTGTAGCTCCTGATCCTGCTAAGTTTGTAGCTTCTCTCCATGATAAAGTATGGATCATAGCTCTATAATTAATTTCTCTAAAGAAAGCGTCTCCTGCAAGCAGACCTCTACCTGGAAGTCCTATTCCTATAGAGGCAGTTTTTAGTATTCTTCCTGCTACAGACTTATCTCCTATCTCTAGACCTTTACCAAGTAATTTTTGAGTAAGAGGACGAGTTATATCACTTACAGCTTTTGGCCCTAGTGGTTCAGGAACACCCATCTCACCAATAATAGGTACTTTTAAAGTCTCTTCTCCTGTACTAAGTCCTGCTTTTTGTAGTTCATGTTCTAATTTAGCTAATCTACCTGATTTAAAAGTTTGCCAAGCTTGACCTGTAGCAGATCTATTAAATATTTTAGACTCAGTGAACCATGCTGTTTCTAATAAAGCTTGAGTCATACCAAATATATAATGAAAAGACTCTCTAAAGCCTCCTGCTCCAGCAGTTTTTCCTCTAAGTCCTGGAATTTTACTAAATATTGAACCTAGTATCTTTTCTGTAGCAAGTAAGTTTGTCATTATGCCTGTTCCTGTTATATTAACAGAATTTGTAGCAAAATTAGACAACATTGCATTTATATTTATAAAATTAATACCTTCAAAAAGTCTAGTAAATACAGGTTTATTCACCATATTACTAATTTGAGCATCATCAACAAGCTCTGCTACTCTAATAGAGAAATCTTCTACTAGTTCTTGAGCATTATAACGTCCACCTGTCATTGCTTCCAGATTTTGTAATTCTCTTTCTACAATATCAGTAATAACTTGAGAATCTCCTAATTCAGAGACAATAGGAATCTGTTGGAAGCGTAGAACTCGTGCAATATCGGTATTAGTACCACTTAAAAACCCTTGCATTTGATGTCCTTTAGCAAGTTCCATAAGTACGACTAGGGAATCATCTAAATTTGTTCCTTCTTTTGCAAGTTTTTCTTCTAAAGCTTCAGTACTTCTTCCTTTTAATTTAGCTTGTCTTATTTCTTCTTTCAAAAGTCTAGTAGTTAATGCTTTACTTGCAAGTTCTTGTGCGGCTTCTGCAAACTTTGTCATCTGATTAGTATGTAGAATACGAGCTGCAAGAACTTGATATACTAAATCTTTAGTTTTTCCTCCTAATTGAGCTAAAAAGTTTTCTACATCCACACCTTTTAATTTCAATTCTTCTATCCACATTGCCGCTCCACGTTTAGCTTGTTCTTCCGACATTGGGATATGTTTAGGGAGTCTCTCACTGAGAACTTCAATAGCTCGTATTACATCATGATCAGCTACAATCTTTTGAAGATTAATTTTACCAAGAATCTTCTTAGTATCAATTGGCCCTGAGATAAACTCTTCAATTTCTTCAGGTGTAAGTGCTAAATCTTCTGCTCTACCTTTAGCTTTTGGAGCTATTACTGTCTCAGTATCAGTTATTAATTCTTTTTTTCTATCCTGATATTTAAACTTAGTACCACTTTTTTTACCTTGTTTAGGTTTAGGAGCAGAAGCTTTGTCCCAATAAGTAACTTTTCCTCTAACTAGAACTCTTTGATCGAATACTACTGCCTCTTCAGCACTTCTAATAGCTAGACCATTCTCTACTACTCTAAATAAGTGATCTGATTTAGGATTAAAATTAACTTCTATACCTTCAAATACAGGTTTAGTCTGTACTATCTCTCCTTTTGCAGTCATTGCAGGAAATTTAGAACTTTTACCTGAAGCTATTTCGTATCTTGCATCCTGATTTACTCTAAATTCTACATTTCTTAAAGTTACTGCATGATCATAACCAACAGGACTCTTAGGTTTCTTTGAAGTTTTAGGATCAGGATGTACAGTAACTAGAACTCTTTTTCCCTGTCTGGTATTTAAAGCATCAGCAGGAGAAATAGTAGGTCTGACCTCTACAATAGTCCCATCTGGAATTTTTCTATTAGCTTTGAATTTCTTTTTTACTTTTTCACTAGAAATATTTTTTAGTGTTAATTGTCTCTCTGTAATACTTGCTTCAGGAGGTAACTTCTCTTTAGTAATAGGAGGAACATTCGGATCTTCAAATCGAAAATTAGCACTATCAACTTCAAGTGCCACTTTTTGATGTAAAGGAGGAGCAAGTAAAGGTGCTGGTTCAGTTTTAACTTTTGGTGTAGTTTTCCCTGCTTTCCGTGCTATCTCTGCTTGTAGTTCTTCTTTTAATTTAGGAATAGTTTTATTAATATTGACATCTCTTTTAGTGACTATTGTCTCAGGAAAGAGTTCAATATAATTATTTTTAACTTCTTTTAATTTATTTGCTACAGCTTTGAAAGGTCTTGTACTTCCTATTTTATCTGCTGTAAATGAACCACCTCTATATAATTGTTTTCCAAAATAAATTAAAGGAGGAACTAATAAATGTCCTCCCACTCCTGTAAAGAAACCATCTAAGAAAGACTTCCATCTTCCTTCAAATATTCCTTCATCTTCAGAAGCAGCAAGTTCTGCAAATATTCCCTCATCCATTTCAAAGACATCTGCCATTACAGTAGAAAGTCTGTACTCTTTAGGGAGCGTCACACCTTCTCCAGTAGCCATTTGTACTACTCCCTTCACTGCTGGCAGTTTCATGAAGCTTTCAAATGCTGGAATAGCTTTTCCTACCCATTTAGGTGCATTTATAAGTCCACCTGTTTTATAACTTAAATAAGCTTGTCCACCAAATCCTGCAATTTGTCCTCCTACAGTCTCAGGCTCTTCTGCTGGTGGGCCAGGTAACCATTTGTCTCCTTGTAGAATTTGATAAGCCATATGATTAATACCTTTAAATTGATCATAAGCATTATAAAAAGTCCAATCTAATGGCCCCCATTCTTCTCTTTGTGCTATAGTTCCAAACTCTTTCTTTAGGAAATTAGTTAAAGAATTTATTTTTCCTTCTTTATTTTCTTGATCTTGTATAAATTCTACAACTTCTTTAGCACTTGCATCTTTTAATATACCTGTTTCAGTATCAAATATCCCAGTTTTTTCTGAATATCCTTGTAACCATACAGCACTTTGTCTTGCTACATATTCTTTAGGATACTTTACAAATTGTTTTACAGAAGATGTGGTACTTAAAGGTTCAGTTTTAAAATCTGGTACTTCTTCCTTATTGAATTCGGGAGATTTTATTTCTGAAGGATTTTTACTCTCTAGTTTTTCTTTTTCTATCTGAGCACTTACATCAGGAACTTCTACTGGGTTTTCTTGAACAGCTTCAGTCTTTATAACTGGTTCTTCCTGAACTATCTCTTCTGGTACAATAGTTTCTGCCATATTCTTTTAAAATCCTAAAGATTGTTTTACTTTATTGTCTGTAGTATTATTTAATTCATTTATTGGAATTATTTCCTTATCTACCCATGCTGGTTCCATTACAAAATCTCCTGATTCTGTAAATGTAAGAGTTTTTCCAGCCTTAATATTTTTCATAATCTCTTCATTACTAATCTGTACATTATTTTGTTTTGCTAGATCTTGGGTTTTCGCTACTACTTCCATTGTATCTGATAAACTTGTAGTAGTAGTATCAGAAGTAGTAGTATCAGAAGTAGTAGTAGTATCAGTAGGAGGTACTACACTACTTCCTAATTTATAGGAAAGAGCATTGAAAGCTTTAGCATGAGGAGAGTTACCTTTAGGTATAGCATTTCTAAGAACTTCTTCTTCTTCAGGAGTGAACCTTCTTTTCTCTTCTCCTGCGACAGTTCTTACATCTAAATATTTATCTACAATAACTTTAGAAGATTCTCTTCCTATTAAATACTCGACATAAGCGTTCAATATACCTTGTCTCAATGGATGATTTTCCATACTTGTTTGAAGAAAGACATCTCCATGTCTTTTAATCATACTCTGATGAAATCTCATTAAATCACCACGCATTTCTCCAAGTAATTTCTTTTGGTTACCATCAAGCGGAGTACTAATACCTTCTTCTCCACTACCTGTAACTTGTCGAAATAACTCACGATCAGCTTCATCGTACACAGTTTTAGATCCATAAGTATCATCTAAAACTTTATGAATATCTTTTTCTATACCATTAAGAAATCCTTTGAAATGTTCAAAATGTGTAATAGATATTTCTTTATTAATTAATTTAGTATATAAGTCTTTTCTTATTGTACTTATCTCTGAATCAGGCTCTCCATTAGCAGAGAATAATTCATTAATAGGTTTATTAACTAATAAATCTATTTTCCCTGATATATCTTTATATGTTAGAGGAGGAGTTTCTACTGGTTCACCTTCTTCTGTATCTTTTTCTTGTTGGGTTTTAGCTCTTTGAGCAGCAATAAGAAGACGATACTCATCTACTTTATCTGGATGAAACAAAGATTCTGTAGTTTTATATGTACCTAATCCATTATTTGTAATATGAATTTTTTCTACATCTTCCACTAGTAAGTTTTCTAAGTTTTCTAATATACTATCATTTCGTGCACCTGGAGCAGCCTTTAAATATAACTCTATTTGATCATGAATAGTTTCTACATGAGTAACTTGTCTAGCATTAATTTTAGTATTATTATCAATTTGATCTTCTTGATTTTTAGCTTTTAAAGTCTCAATATTATCAGCTTTTTCTTTCTCGTCTGCTTCTTTTATTTTTGCCGCTTTTACTTTTGATACTTCTTTAGTCGCTTTATGCCACGTTTCATAGAATGGAAGATATGCAGTATGATCTGTCCCTTCTTTATCAATTCTATCTCGGATAACATCTAAAGCATAAATAACTGAATCTAAAGCTTCTATATCATATTCTTGTAAAATACTTTCACTAGAAGTTTGATCTGAAATCTGGACAATAGCATCATCTATATTTTTTTTCTGATCAGGAGTAGGTTCTTTAGGTTTATTACCTAATTCTTCTAATGTTTTTCTCCTTGAAGTTAAGTCTTTTAGTAAATGGGAAGCATATTCTCCACCTAAAGTACCAAAAAGAGAAATATTATCTTCTTTTGGTTTATCGACTTGATTTCTTACGTCACCTATAAGTGCATCTATTTCTCCGACAGTACTAGCTTTAGCTAACTTATCACGAATTTGAGCTGAAAATTGAGAAAACTGTAATTGTATTCCTTTTTCTCTTTCTTTATTTCCTTTTGTAGCAAGTGCTTGAGACTTATCATATATCCTTTTATAGATTTTTCTACTTAAATCCAGCAATTCTTTTGCTTGTGCTCCTGTATTATGTTCTCCTCGTGCATCTAAAAGAGTCACTCCTTCATGAGGATACTTTACAATTTGTTCTATAGAAGAAAACAATGGATCACTTAACAACATGTCTCCATCCTGATCTGTTTTAGATATAAGCAATCCTTTTAAATATCCTATCGCTTCAAGATCTGCCTCTTGCTTAGTCAGATTAAATTTCTTCATGAGGTTAGGCTGTACAGAAGTACGATACTCTGCACCTGTCATTCCTCCCCATTGGTTCTGGGATAGATTAGTATCTATAGCTAATGCTTTTTCTCTTTCTTTATAGCCTGTCCACCATTTAGAAGCTTCGGCTAATACAGGATCAAAGTTTAATCTTCTTCCTTCTTTTGCTAGTACTTCATTTATTAAAGGATTTTTCTCTAAGAACTTTCCTTTTATTTTTCCTGCTTCAATATTAACTTGTTCAGCTAAGAATTCTGGAAAATCAGGAATAAATTCTCCTGCTCCTTGTCCTGCACGAGCCGCAGAATTAAAATTATTATTTAATCTTTTCCATTCAATTGCTAATTCTTTGATTAAACCTGGAGCTTTAGTCTTTAGATCACTATTAGTTTGAGCAACAGTCAACTCACCAGATTTAAGGAGGTATCCCCTATTCATTCTTCTTACTAATTCAGGATTACCTTTCCTATACAGAATACTTTTATTAAGTAAATCTTTGGCAGTAGTCTCATTCCACTCTTTTCCTGATGCCGCTAATGCCCTTCCTTCAATTTCTGCTTTAATTAAATTCTCTTTATCTATTTTTCCTTCTGCTGCGGCATTTAATTCTTCTTGTTCGATTTGTCTTAAATTTGCTCTTCCAAAAGCATCAGCACCAGATTGTCCTACAGACATAATAGCATCTGCTATTGCTTTTTTCTGATTATAAGTATTTTGAATATCAGCACCACTAGGTGTAGGAGGATCGAATCGAGACTGAGTAAGTTCAGGCGTAAATTCTTTCTGACTAACGTGTGGACTATAAGATTGTTCTGCCATATTTCAATATTCTCATACGTGGGGATTTCCTGGATTGGTATATGTTAAATTAGGATCAGGTGTAGGTTTAGAATATTTATAATAAGTACCATAAGAATTTAATCCACTATTTACCATTTGTAAATACATAAGAGATTTATCATGATCAGGAGGAGGAGTAAGCCCTGCTATTCCATACTCCATATTTAGTTTATCCATTTTTAAACCGTCTACTACTGATTCTTTCTTAAAATATGTATTAATTCTTTTATGTAAAAAGTCTTCTTTAATTGCCTCTCGGCCTCTCAGTAAATCACCTGTAATTTTATCCATATAGAATGTAGAACTTTTACCTATCATTCCACCATGTGCTAATATTTTACCTTCTATTTTCTTTTGTTTTACCATGTCAGCAAATATTACATTCTTTTCAATATCTCTTTGTCTAGTGTCCTGTCTGTCTAATAAACTTAAATTCTTTGAAGCTTGTGCTTGTTGAAAGCCATATTTCTTAATGGCTAACTCTCTCATTCTCCTTCGTCTTTCAGCTTCAGCATCTCTAGCTTCTTGAGCAGCTTTATCTCCTTTCCATGCACTCCAAAGACCAATACCTAATTGAACTGCTGCTAGAATTACTGCTGGATTCGCCATTTTTTATAGCCTTTGTGATCTGATATTTAAGAATCCTTCCCATTCTGCACTTTGAAATGCACATGGTAGGTATTCATCATTAGTTAAAGAAACTTTACAATTTTGTGGACTAGAAAGTATGGAACTTTTAAAAGTACCAGATAATAATTTATACTCTCCAATCTGAGAACTATTAGTTAGGAAACCACTAAATGTTTTTTCATAGGCTTTTCTAGGTGTTATTTCTTTTATACCTCCAGGATTATCAGGATCAGGTATATTAATAGTATAAGGTTCTACATCTACGTTTAACTTAAAGAAACCTGTCTTACTATAAAGTACATTTATATTCCTTAATTGAAGTTTAGCTGACTGTACTGCTACACCATCTTTAGTCTTATGAAGGAAACGTGTAAATTCATACTTAAAATTAAATGGTATTCCTGCATATATTTTATCTCCTCCTGCTACTAAAGTATCTACATCACTTTGTAGAACTTTTTGTGCATTCTGATTTACATATACCATATTAGAAGGTAATTCTAAAGTGGGAGTGATAACTGCTACAGTTCCACTTGTACTTGTAGAAAGTGCAATAGTAGGTACAGAAGAATATCCACTTCCTGCATTAGTGATTGTTACAGTAGCTACTTCTCCTGATCCTCCTACAGTAAATGTACCTGTAAATCCACTTCCTCCTCCTCCTGTGGCAGTTAAATTCCCTGCTGTATAACCTGTCCCTGCTGTTGTAATAGCTAGACTCTGGATACCTGTATAGGGTATATCGGAGAATGTGTCCACAGTTGTAGAGGATTGAATCTTTATTCTTCTATCTAGTAATACTGAAGTTTTATCTTCCATTATTGCTACAGAAGAGTCAGTAGATAAATTAATATTTTCTAAGTATACTCCATCAGATCTATGAATAAGTAACTGAAGTGTGGAACCTATGAATGTACAATTTAAAATATCATTTCCAAATTTCCATACTGACCATGAGGACTGAATCTTATCTTCTGCTTGCCAATAATATTTATATACATATAAGTTCTGAGGTTCAGTACTACTTTGACATACCAAAATTTGCTCATTACTTGAAGATACTAGATTTGTAATTTTTCCTGGTATATATTGAGGTACATGATTAGTAATCTCTACTGCATCATTAACTTCTTTTCTATTATCTACAAAGTATTCCCTTACTCCTGAGAACTCTCCTCTTTGAAAAGCAAAGAATACGTACCTTCCAACTGACACAGGTTTAGCTCTAGCATCAGTTTCAAATTGGGTAGTTACGTCAATGGAAACGGTTGCTGGAGAGAGTGCACCCTGATCTGATAATCTGAATTGTTGTAGCTCAGAGAAGAATAAGAGGGTTTCACTAAATGGGATAGCATGTTTAAGGAGGGATACTTTATCATTTGATACTGTCACATCAATAGGATTACTATCGACTCCTGTTATGACAGTTAATGGGAAGAAATTATAATAGTTTCCTGCTTCACTAAAAATCACATTCTCATCATTTAAAAATCCTAATCTATTTTTATGAAAGAATATGTCTGTTACTGCACTACCTACAAAGGAAGGAAAAGGATTTAAGGTATCATCTCCTGCCAATCTCGCATTCCATCCTATTCTATTGTGAGTAGTACTTGAACTGCTTACTGTTCGTGTATCTGTAGTACTTACTACTGCTTCAAAAACAAATGTAATTCCTAAAGGATTTACAGAAGTAATATTAGTATCATCAAATACTCTGACTAACCTATGTGGCATAGTGGAATATTTAAAATGATGATCTAAGTTAGGGCCAACACACTCTTTCCATACACCTTTTCCTAGACTATTACCTTCCCATTTCACATAGAAATCGTCTTCAGTTCCAGTATTACTTCCTGCTATTTTAGTAACAAAACCATTAGGAACACCTGATGATGGGAGATCTGAGAACTTTTTAGTAGTACCTCCTCCAAGTGCACCCATTATTGGGAATAAATCAGTATCACCATGAGAGTCAGAAGTGCTTAATTCAAAATCTGCTGTATGTACAAAGTGAAGGACACTCCCTGTTCTTGTACATGTCATACCTGATGGCATTGCACCAGAATCATCAAATCCGTCCCAATGATCAGCAGAAGTATCTCCATTTGCATCTTTATTTTCTTCTGGTTTTCTACCTCCAAAACCTTCTAGTTTTAAATTTGCATCTGATGCAGTGAATTGTCCCCAACCAGTACCATCACATTCACCTGAACCCTTTTTAAGAATTCTTGCAATAGTCTCAGTACCTATATACTGCTGGTTCATTACAGGTGCAGTAGCAGGAGTCTGGTATCCTACTTTATAATGTTGACTTCCTACCTTTATTGTTACTTCGTACTTACTATTAAAACCACCTTGTTTAATATAAATTAAAGCTTCTCTATGATTATCAGAAGTAAGTGAAGTAGTTCCTCTATCTGACTTAAATGCAGGAGTATCTTGTCCAGAAGTTTGATCATTAGCAGTAGCTACTTCTATTGTCTTTTGATTTGAACAAAAGAAAGTAGTATCAGTAACAGTAGTAGCAGTTACTTGAGTACTATAATCAGTGACTTCAGAGAAATATCCTAGATCTCCGTCTACTAAAGCATCAAAAGTACCAGAATAATCATTACCTTCCACAGGCATTTCATTTCCATCACCATCAAATATTTTTAAGAACTTAGTACTTCCTGATTTACCTAGAATTAAAGTGTACTCTTCTGCTTCATCTCTTCTTATTGAATGAATAAGGTAACTACCAGTTGGTGTGAAATCTAATTTTTGTATAACCTCTGTTCCTGGCCTTTTTTCTAATCCTCTTACTACAGAAGCTAACCCATTCTCTTGAACTTCTCCTTGAGAGGGTAATCTTACTTCAGGAGGTTGTTGTGAAATTCCATTTATAAGATTAGGTATGGATTTAGATACTAATGCCATAGTTAATATTTAAAGAAGGGTAGAGATAGATGAATTTATTTTTCTATCAATGTGTCGGTAAGTATCGTATTGATCAAATATTGAATAATCTCCTGCTTCAGCTTCAGCCTCTTTCAATGCAAATAAGGCTAATTGTTCTTCATCTGCTTGAAGTTGAGATAATGTGGAAGATCCTAGAATGTTTTCTTGAAATTTTCTAGCTGCTCTTAAAGTTATATAACGTCTCGCAGTCTCAGGTAACTCTTCAAAACCTAATAAGACGACTATATCTGTTTCTATATCTTTGGTAAAAGTGAATGAATTGGTAACTCTATCGTATAATTTTCTACTTCGTTCAACTACATCAGTCTTGTAATCTCGTAAAATTGTAGTAGTATCTACTTTTAAACAATTACTTGGTAGATTAATTTCTCCTGCCCCATCCCTAGCTAGAGAATATCTTATTTCTGTATTGAAAGTCCATCCTTGAGATTGGACTTCTCTACTAATATTATTTAAAGTTACTTCAGCAATCTCTGCTTCCTGTAAACCTGATCCGAGTGTATTTACAGGTGCTTCTCCAATTCCTAAAAGGATTGAATTGACAGCATCTAATTTTGAAGTGGGTGTTAAAGTAGCCATATTGAATAATGAAGGTAAGAAAAAAAGGGCAGAGCAGGAGGTAATGGAGAGAGGAAGGATCACTCCGTTTGGAAGAGAACCTCCTGTTGCCCTTAATTAGATTAAGCTGCTGGAGCCTTCAGTGCTACAGCCATTGCTGGACGTAGTACGTTATGACCCATTGCGTACCTTGAAACAATCAAAGTACCCTGACGTTCAATCTGATACTCAGACTCAACGGCAAGATCCATAAGTTTCACTGTAGCTACAGCATCTTTATGCATAACTATAGCACGAACTGTTAAAGATTCGTCCTCTAAGTTTACAGTAGCAGTGCCATCTCGACCTGCAGTAGGCCCATTATCACTACCATCATTTACAACACCAGAATAAGATGCTGGAAGATTGTAAACAGCGGCTCTACCTGATCCTGCGGTATTTGCAAGTGGTGCTTGACCAGTTGAAACAGCAGGGTTAGCAGTATTCCACAATGAACCTGTCCATGCAGATGCACCTAAAGATCCAAGGTGAGGAGTTCTAACTACAGGAATTCCTGCAATCATTGGAAGATCAATATCCTTAACTGATCCACCTCCACCTACATCTCTATTAAACATTGTCAAAGCAGATACAGCTTCACTGTTTGATACTGTCTTAAACAATGAGTAATATTGATCAGTAGCCATTACACAAACTAGATCTTCAAGAGGTGCTCCCGCACTTTCTAAGACACGCTTGGCTTCAATTAAGCCTTCCATGAAATAGGCGGCTTTCTTTGAATTAGCGAATGAAGCAGCAAAAGTCACATTCTCTGTGAAGTCTTCATCTGTAAGTTTGGTAGAAGCAAGAGGATCGTAATCTTGAATCAGTTTACTAGCTCGTTGCTGATTGGTCGCTAATGACGCTTTCACAGCCATACGAAGGATATTCTGGTCAGCAGCTTTTGCTAAAGCATAACCTGATTCCTGTGTATAGACTGAACGGATGTCGTAATGTGACATTGCTTCATCAATATTAGGGATAAATTGTGCCGCAATTAAGAGATCATCGACAGAGACTACTCTCTCTAAGTTTTTAGCAATCACATCCGGCATGATCTCATTACCAGGAGTATGATATTCTGCATTACGGTATTTACCTGTTATAATGAACTGGGCAGATTTACCGTTTTTAATTGACCGCACTCGGCAATGGTTCATCATGATATTTTTCGTCTGAAAAGCTGTCATGACTTCGCCAGCGTAAAGTTTTAAATATAAATTCCTTACGTCACCGTCTGCGTGGCTTTGACCACTACGTTGAGCGGCAGCATTCAAAGCATTTGAGGCTCCTTGAAGTGCCATAATTTTCCTTTTTGATTAAAGTTACGCTAGAATTAAAATCCAGCATTTAGTTATAAAAGTCTCCGTTTATAACCACAACTGTTCAATCAAAGTTATCCACCTCAATGGGCTAAAATTTACTATGTCTGTAGTATTTTGGAGTTTACATTATGGATGATTGTGACAATTTAGAGGTCACTTCATCCCTGTAAGCAGGGTCACTCTGATAACGAGGATCATTCATAGCTTTAGTCAATTGAGCTATTGACTGAAAAGAACCTATCTTTGATCCACCTGTATCACCCTGCATAAGTGTAGGAGGTTGTCCATCACTTACTAAACGTCTTGCATTTAAAGACTTAACTGCAAAGATTACATCGTTTGCATCGGGAGATTCTATTGCCCGATTAAATGCATCTATTTCGTTTACATCTAATGAAGTAGTAGCCCATTCTAAAAGAGCATCATATTCAGCTTTACCACCTATAGACGCATGTGCTTTTTGTACCGTCTGATCAGCTATTGCCTGTTCACCTTTTATCCATGTATTCACTACATTTTCTGGCAATCCTTTTTCTGCTAGTTCAGCATATGATTCTTCACTTAGACTTCCATTTTCACCATATTCTTGTGCATATTTATTAAAGTCAATACCTTGAGCAGAAAGAGCTTCACTTACTTCTTGTATTTCAGAAGATCTGGTAGGTGAGGGTGTTGCTGGTTCTTGTGTTTCTGTATTTTGTTGAGTGTCACGAGAAGATAATTTCTGTTCCAGTTGGGCATAAGCTTCTGCCATATCTTCTGGACTTTCAAATTTATCAGGTAACCAAGAAGGTTTCCCATCATCTCGTGCTACACTCTGAACTCTTTCAGCCTTGTCTATCATCTCCTGAATATGTTCTTGACTCTCAGGAGCTTCTTCTTCAAATGTATTTATTTCTTCTGGCATATTTTCCTTCCTACATTAACTGTTCAGGGTTCTGCATTGCACTCTTAGCAATTTCAGGAGCTACATCACCTACGACTTTACCCATAAGTTGACGTTCCTCCATTTGTTCTTGCTGTTGTAACATTGCTTGCTGTTCTTGTTGTTTCTCTTCTTCAGTTTTCAAAAGCCCTTCGGTATCAATTCCGAGTGATGCCGCTAGACGACCAATATACTCATTAACATTTAATTCTCTCATAGCTACTTCAGCTCCAAGAGGTGCTAAATGTTGTAAGAATCCTGCAAGCTCATTTAAGTCTTGACCTCTCCCAAGTGCCTCAACACCTGTTACAATAAGAGGTTTCAAAGACTCATCAGGAAATTTTGGTAACTTTTTCTCTTTCTGCATTTTATTCATGAGAAGTTGTACCAAGGGCAATTGAAATTCTTGAGACAGAATAGAGTAAACTCCACCTAGAGCTATCTCTAATTCTTGGTATGCTATTCTTATTTCTTCTGCTGTTACTCTTTCTGCATCTCTCCTGACAGAAGAATTCATGAGAAATACACGAGACAGACGTTCAGCTAAAACTCGTATTGTATCTTGAGCTACACGAAAGTCTGCCGATTTTTGAAGTTGTAAAGTAGATACATCATTATCATCTCCTGTGACAATTGCACCATTTGGTGAATCTGCTAAAGTCTTAATTCTTGTAGTACCATTTGGACGTACTAAGAATAAAACTTTAGATGCTGCCGCACTACCTTCTACGATAGCCTTAGTTAAACTTTCTAAGGACTTTAAATCGCCAATATATTCTTCTACAAATCCTCTTCCATAATCTTCACCATCTATATGTGTGAATCGTAAAGCTATAAATGGACATTTATTTTTAGGATAAGTTCCTTCACTTCCTGGAACTGTTTCTCCTTCTAATTCTTGATGGACTTTCCAATTCCTACCTTCCCATCTTACACATGTATAAAGATCTACAGTGGATGATCCAAAATCATCATAGTCTTCTGGTTCTGGTAGTAATGATTTAGCCTTGTCGGGTAAAGATAATGGAGAAAGTGATTCCTTAATTATAATTTTTAATACATTTCCCATAGAGTCTCTTTTAACTACGTATCTATCTAGTCTAAAGACTCTCATCTGTTCGTTTAGAGGAAGGTAAACTAGAACATTCCCTGCTACTAACAATTGTTTTAATGCTTCTGAAATAGGTACACGAAATGCACGAACTTCGATTTCTTGCATTACCATTCTCTCTATTTTAGCTAGAGCTTCTTCTACTTCCCCTTGTTGATCCGCTACCAAAGCTTCCAATTCTGCATCATCTATTACTAGACGAAAGAAAGGAGCATTAGGAGGGAGGAGCGAAAGGAGTAATTTACTTGATAAATTATTTACACCTTCTGCTCCTATGGATTGGTAGGGAGTAGGGAGAATGCTTGTTCCTGAGTGACCTTGTTCAGGAAGCAGAGAGGGAATAGTTATTTCGGAAGCAGTTCTTGCTCGTTCAAGGTAAGACCAACGATCAGATGTTAATTGTGCATATAAGGATTGGACTTGGCCTACCTTTTCTTGATACTCTGTATCTACACTAATAGTTTTCATTTAATTTAAGCTTTCATAGTAGAGGTAGGTCGTCTTACTCTTAATGATCCTCTAGTAAATTTACCTTGTGCTCCTCCTGTTTTCGTTTTATGTGCGAGTGAAGCTCCTATACCTTTTAATCTGTCTGCCGTACCTTTACCTGTGGCTTTATCTTCTTCTTCTTCTTCTCCTACTCCTCCAGCTTCAGCCATTGTTTCCATAACGTCTTCCGCAGGATCTTCCACGAAAGTTTCCATTAATGGGTCTACTATTTTCTCTTGGATTGGATCAGTTATAGGTGAAAAAGAGTCTTTTACAGTACCTACTGGATCTGTTACTACATTTTCAACTTGTTCTGCTACATCACTTACTGCTCCTGTGGCACTACTTACTACTGAACCTAATGAACCACCCAAACCTCCACTTGAGCCTCCTCCACCTTTACCTCCACCACCACCACCTCCTCCACAAAGGGTAAGGTTTCCTTCGTATTCAAAGGATTCAGAAGATGTTTCTACTAGCTGACCATCTATCCATTTATAAATTATTTTTGTATATATTTTCATAGTAGTTTATAGGGGAAAGTAGAATTGGTAACGAGTTATAACATTACTCCATTCTTTTGTTGTCTTTGCCATTTCAGCAAAATAATCTAAGTCGCTATAACAAAACATTCCTACACATTCATTTTCTTTAGCAAACTTTGAGATAATTTTATATGAATCATAATACCATTGCATTTTTTCTTGATCTTCCATATCAATGAGTCTGGTAGATGCAACTAATACAAGAGTTTTTTTATAAGTAAATTCACATTCTTGTAATTGTGTAAGTAAGAGATATTTTTCTTCATCTTCAGACCAAAGATGCATATTAGTATTGAAAGGATTTAATAATCTTCCATAAATATCCTTATAAATATCATTAGTCCCACCAGTTGTAAGGATATTACCACCTTCTGTACCAGTAAAAGCTGTCTCAATTATTTTTTTATACTTATTCCAATTTTCTTTTATTTTCTTTTGACTAAGTTGTTTAATCATACCTTCCTATTCATTAATTAATTTTCTGTTCTATGTCCTGATGCGTATTGAGCACTTGACCACTTCTTAATACCTCCTCCTGAACCTGGTCCTGATCCGTAACCTATCTTGAGAGAGGATCTACCATATCCTTTTGCTCCTTTATTCAATTTTAAAGTTGCGGCTCTACCTTTTAGAGTTCCTGCACCTCTCATTGTATTCTTTTTAAGATCAACAACAGCTACATTCCATTCACCACCACCACCAATATTAGGTGTATCACGTTTAATCTTATCAGCAGGATCTTTAATAAAATCCGCAATATGACCAAAAGATTCATTAATATATTGTCCACCCATCATTAATCTTTCTTGAATCCAACCTTTTCCTGCGAGTCCATAATTACCAAATCCTTTGCTAATAGCGTCTGTTAAATTTCCTGAACCCTTATCAAACCAATCCATGTTAGGAGAAGTAGCTCCATTATATGAAGGTACTCCAATGTTACGAGGTTTCAAACCTTGTTGAATCTTACCTCCCCACTGATCCATTCCCGAAAGGGAACTGAATTTAGACAACTCTTCAGTGAGTCCTGTCTGGAATTTATTTGTTAATTGGTGTGTGTTTGAAAATATATTTGTAGAGAAGTTCATAGCTTTTGTAAATGAAAGGTCAGTGCCATATCCACTTAAAGGATCAGAAAGATAAGTTTGTACAGAATAATCAATGAATGAAGCACCAAAATCTACAGCTTTATTAATGCCAGTAGTAAGAGACAAGGACTTACCTTTTGCTTGAGGTACATATTTTCTTACCATCTTAGTGAACATACTCATATTATCTATCCGATTTAATTGTTATTGAATCTTGTAAATTTTCTTCTGCTACAATTGAAGAGGCTTCATAAGTAGATTTAATAAGTTCTATCACTTGTTGTTGTCCTTGTAATAAACGTAAATCCTCTATACTACAGTCCGAAGGAGGTAACTTATTAGGAATAGTAGTCTCTAACCAAGTAATAAGTTCAGGAGATATACCATATTCCGCTATTTCTCCGTGTAACATATTAAAATATTTCTCTATAAAGGTTGTTTTTAAGGTATTTCACAAGAATTTCCTGTACATGCCATCTCTTGTGAAGAAGTAGTGTAGTCTACAGTTTCATATTCATTAAGTTTTGTCCAATTTAAGGTAGGTATTTTTTTAGCCAACTCTTTGTATTCTTTTTCTGTACACTCTTGGTAAGGTGCTTGCTTATAGACATGATCAGAATAGGGAAGAAAGCTAATACCAGAAATAGAATGGAAATTATCAAATACAAAAGCTCCAACTTCAGGCCATTCGTTCTCTTTGACTGAGATTGTGCATGATGGTTTATGTTCGCACCAGTGTTTTGCATATACTAACCATAATTTTAATTGTTCAATGGCAGATAATGAATTCCTCATCACAGATTTAGAAGGTGACTTAACTGGAAATGAGAATACTGCCACATTATGAGGTTGAGTCACATCAGGTTCTACTGGTACTCCTGCATCTGACATGTACTTACCTAATGGATCTTTTAAATCTGATCTCACTGTCCTAATATAATAGGGAGAGTGTCTTGCATGAATACCACTGGCAGAATCTACCAATTGAGATACTGTTCCAGAAGGTTTTACACATGTAATCGCACTTGAAGAATTAATATTTAATTTCTTACTCCATTCTTTATTTACTTTTATAGTCTCATTTTTTAATGAATTTAATAATGATGGTAGCTCAGAAGATAATTTATTTAGTAAAGTATTGTCCATAATTCCTGTTAAGGACACACCAAGTAGTCTCTCTTCCTCACAATTTGTCTTCCAATCACTAGATAAGTATCTGAAATTAGTGAGAGTACTCTGCCATGTACCAAGAATAGTAGCTAGTCTTACCTTCCTTCTTAAATCTTTCAATTTATCCCCTGAACGGACAATTACCTCAGAGAGGTTACAGAACTCTCGTGAACGCAATATTATCTCGGAACATGGATTTGTACCAAAGTCCTCTCTTTCTTCTCTTCTACCCTCCAATTCAATACATTTTTTCTTAGAATTGTACGAAGAAAAGATTCCTCTCTCTCCACTTTTAGATTCATAGAGTGCAGTCCACTCTCTAAGGAAAGTTCCTACGTCAGGTTTGGTATGATAGTTAGTAGAATTATTTGCCAAGGCTCTTTGAGGAGATTCTTCCCACCATCTTCCAGATTTTGCTGTCCTCATTTGATCATCTCCTAAATCTGAGAGACTAATCAGAGCACTTCTTCTTACTCCACCTACTACTACAATTTCTGCTATCTTTGTAATGATGTCGTGACATTCAATAGGTTTTAATCTTCTACCTTTTGCTTTACGAAAACTTTCTACTGTAAATTTAAACAAAGCGTCTAATGGTTCAGGCCCACTAGCTCTA